ACGGATACCCATACAAATTCATCAACAACGATGTCTATGGACTTCCAGAAGAAGTGGATGACCTTGTTACACCCGCTGCTGTCGGGTCATTCGTTAAGGGATTACAGTTACCTCACAAAGTAAGGGACTATCAGTACCAAGCAATCTATGAAGCAATGAGATACAGGAGGAGATTACTCCTGTCACCTACCGCTAGTGGTAAGAGTCTCATGATATATGCTCTTTGTAGGTACTTTGGTAAGAAAGATCTAAAGACACTCATTGTAGTGCCTACTACATCCCTTGTAGAGCAGATGTATAAGGACTTCAAAGACTATGGTTGGGGAGTACACCACCATTGTCACAAGGTATATGGCGGGGCGACCCCATTTTCTGATAAGGATGTTATAATAACTACATGGCAATCCATCTATAAGTTACCTAAGAAGTACTTTGAATCCTTTGGAGCAGTCATAGGTGACGAAGCACATCAGTTCAAGGCAAAGTCTTTGACTGGTATCATGGGTAAGTTATATGACTGTAAGTATAGAATAGGGTTCACAGGTACGTTAGACGGGTTACAGACCAATAGACTGGTCTTAGAGGGTGTGTTTGGTACTGTTAATAAGGTTACCAAGACTGAGAGTCTTATCAAAGAAGGACATCTATCAGAGTTTGAGATCAAAGTCCTCATGCTCAAGCACAAATGGAGAGAGTTCGATGACTATGCTCAAGAGATGGATTACATATGCTCCCATGAGGGTCGCAATAGGTTCATACGTAACCTCGTATGTGATCTAGAAGGCAACACTCTAGTGTTATTCAACTACGTTGAGAAACATGGCATGCCATTATTCGATCTGATAAATAATAAAGTAGGGGATTCAAGACAAACCTTTCTTATCTACGGTGGAGTAGATACAGAGGACAGAGAAAAGGCAAGAAGAATCGCTGAGACCACTACAGATAGTATAATCGTAGCATCGTACGGTACTTTCTCTACTGGTATCAACATAAGAAACCTACATAATGTAGTATTCGCATCCCCCAGTAAGTCGCGAATAAGGAATTTACAGTCAATCGGACGGGTACTCCGTAAGGGAGACAATAAAAGAAAAGCTGTACTGTATGATATAGCAGATGACATCTCAAAAGGAGGTCGTCGTAACTATACTCTCAACCATCTGGTTGAACGTGTTAAAATATACAATGAAGAATCATTCGATTATGAATTTATTGATGTCAACTTACAAACAAAATAGATATGCCTGAAGAAGATTTCCTTGGTGCACTTAAGATGATCTCTGGAGAAGAGGTGCTATCAAGAGTAACATCTGTTAATGATGAGAACGGACACTATCTAGTCCTTGAGTCTCCGATTCTGGTAGAAGAGGTCACAGTTGCTGATCGTGTAGGTGCCAAGGTATCCCCTTGGATGAAATTCTCTAAAGAGAGATCCTTTATAGTCCCTATGGATAGAGTTATTACTGTTGTAGAAGTTGATGCTGAGGTAGAAGCATTCTATGAGATGTCTATTCAAAAGATAGATCCAGAAAAAGAAAAGACTCCCCCTAGGAATCAAGGAAGAGTCGGATCTGTTGAGGAGTCTAGAGCAATTCTAGAGTCTATATTTAAAAGAAATAATAAATGGTCCTAATTAACCTTTGAACCTGCTACACAGTTAGTGTACACCTATTTGAGAACCTTGTCAAGCTTGACGTGGACATCGTAACATAGTATACTGTAAGTAACCAAAACCATTGGTATGAAAAAGAAGTCAGAACACTACGTTAACAACAAAGAATTTCTTCTTGCTCTTGTAGATTTCAAGGCAGAATGTAAGGTTGCTGAGGAGAATGGAGAACCCAAACCCCGTATCAACAATTACATAGGAGAATGTTTTCTTAAGATAGCAACTCACCTGTCATACAAACCTAACTTTGTCAACTATATGTTCAGAGAGGACATGATATGTGATGGGATAGAGAATTGTGTACAGTACATAGGAAACTTTGATCCAAGCAAGTCAAGTAACCCTTTCGCATATTTTACACAGATAATATACTATGCTTTCTTACGTAGGATTTCTAAAGAGAAGAGACAATTAGAGATAAAGAACAAGATTATAACAAAATCAGGGTATGATCAACTGTTCCACAGTGATGGTAACGATGATCACTCAGCAATGAACAGCATAAAAGAGAACGTACAGGTAAAATCAAATTGAATATAGCAATTATAACTGATCAGCACTTCGGTGCTAGGAAGTCTAGTCGACATTTTCATGACTACTTCAAAGACTTCTATGACAACGTATTCTTTCCATACCTAGAGGAAAATAATATAAAAATACTACTAGATTTAGGTGATACATTTGACAATCGTAAGAATGTAGACATCTGGTCAGTAGATTGGGCAAGAAATAATTACTTTAACAGACTACAAAAAATGGGGGTCGAGGTTCACTCACTCGTAGGAAACCATACTGCCTATTATAAGGACACAAACAGCGTAAATACACTGGATAATTTCCTTGGTGAGTACGAGAACGTACACATATATTCTGAACCAACACAGGTGATGATAGGTGACCTAGAAATCCTGTTCATACCATGGATAAATGCTGAAAATCAGGAGAATACCTATAGAATGATAGAAGAAACCACTGCTACAGTAGCAATGGGACATCTAGAACTCAATGGGTTTGAAGCACACAAAGGATTTACTATGACACATGGCATAGATAAGAACCTTTTTGCTAAATTTGACCAAGTTTTTAGTGGTCACTACCACACTAAGAGCAGTCATGCTAACTGTCACTACCTCGGTAATCCCTATCACATATACTGGAACGATTGGGGTGACGAAAGAGGGTTCCATGAGTACAATACGACCACAAAAGAGAAGAAATTCATAGAAAATCCCTATCGTATCTTCGACAAGATTTTTTATGACGAGAGAAAACTGCCTGATGCTAGACAGTACAAGAATAAGATGGTCAAAGTCATAGTAGAGAACAAAAAAGACACTGCTAAGTTTGAATATTTTATCTCTCAACTGTATGTTCATGGTGTAAATGACATCAAGGTGGTGGAGGACTCATCATATGACTCAGAGTTCTCAGATGATATAGATATAGAGAAAGAAGATACCCTCACACTACTAGAAAACTATGTAAATGGTATGGAATACCATGATAAGGAGGGTATTAACACAATTCTAAAATCTCTTTACATCGAAGCACTGGAGTTAGTCTAATGTACATCTTGGCACTTGAGGGAAAGGAGGAATTAGGTGCCTATTCCACAGATAAAGATGGAATTAAGACACTTTACCTCTTTGTTGACAAAGACGACGCAATACGCTATGCTAGGTTATTGGAAGCGAACGACTACCCACTTATGAAAGCGGTAGAAGTGTCGGAAGACGAGGCGATTGGTACTTGTAAACAGTATAATCACCCATATTATGTGATCACACCAGATCAAATAGTGATACCTCCTGATTTTTAATTTGTCTAATTATTATGATCGTATTTGAGAAAATTCGTTGGAAGAATTTCCTGTCAACAGGCAACTCTTTTAGCGAAGTTGACTTGATAGGTAGTCCTTCAACACTAATCGTCGGTTCCAACGGGGCAGGAAAAAGCACGATGCTTGATGCCATCTGCTTTGTCCTGTTCAAGAAACCTTTCCGTAAGATATCACAGGCACAACTGATAAATGCTGTCAATGAGAAGGAGATGTTGGTCTCTATTGAGTTCAAAATAGGGTCAACTCATTGGCAAGTGAACAGAGGAGTGAAGCCAAATATATTTGAAATTTTTAGAGACGGTACAGCACTCAATCAGGAGTCAAATCAGCGTGATCAACAGACCTGGTTGGAGCAATCTGTACTAAAATTAAACTATAAGTCATTCACACAGGTGGTCATCCTAGGGAGCAGCACCTTCATACCTTTCATGCAACTCACAGCACCCAACAGAAGGGAAGTTATAGAGGATTTGCTTGATATTAAGGTGTTTTCTACCATGAATGACATCCTCAAAGGTAGAGCAAAAGGACTACGTGACAGCATTACACAGGCAACGTATGACCTTGACCTAATTAAGGAGAAAGTAGAGATACAACAGCGATTTATAGAGGATATTAAGGCAAATCAGAAGAGACAGAGGGAAGCAAAGAGTACGGATATCTCTACTTTACAGACAGAGGTAGATGAACTAGAGGAGAACATCATAAATGCCTCAGAACAGGTAGATTTGATCCAAAAAGAGGCAGATGACATAGGTGATGTGACCAATAAGTTGAATGAACTGAGGGTGTACCAGTCTAAGTTCTATGACAAGAAGAAAACACTTAATAAGGAGATGAAATTCTATGAAGAAAACGATAGATGCCCAACTTGTAGCCAAACTATTACAGAACGAAGCAAGAAGAGCAACCAGAGAGGAATTAAAGACCAACTCGATCAAATTGAGAGTGCCACAGTGGATCTTGAACAGAAGCTTGAAGAGATCAGGGAGCAAGTATCACTAAAAGAGGGTAAAATTAAGGAAATTAGGGACATTCAGAGCAATATTTCTTCCGACACCAAGGAGATCAGGTGGAAGAAAAAATCTATGAAGAAGATACAAGAAGAGATCGACAAACCACAGACAGATAACCTAAAAAGAGAGCAAAATAACCTAAAAACACTGGTAAAAGAGGGTCTAGAGGGAGAGATAGCACTCAAGGAAACTAAGAAGGTCAAAGAGAACTATGATGTGTGTTCATCACTGCTCAAAGACACTGGAATCAAGTCTCAGATCATCAAAAAGTACCTTCCGATCATGAATCAACTGATTAATAAGTATCTTAATGAGTTAGATTTCTATGTGTCATTTGATCTTGACGAAAAC